GTCGAGACGAATGGCTCGAGCGTCATCCGGACGTCGATCCAGCAGCTCAGCGTGCCCAATATTCAGGGTGCCGCGGCGCGTGGTCTGAACGCGCATATTCGGCTGCAAGAGCGGCAGGCAGTTCGGGTCGTGGCGGCCCAGACCAAGGTGCCGGCCGGTCGCGTGGGCTCGATCTCGAAGCCCAGGCTGGCGTCACCATCGGCGGACATGGAAGGTGCGGTCGTCTTCACCGACCAGCCCATTCCGCTCGGCGAGCATACCTTCAGAAGCTGGTCGCGCGGCGCACATGGCGCCTCGGCGGGTGACTGGAGCACGAAGACCTATGCTGGGTCTTTCATCATTCGGAAGTATGGCGGCGCGATCTATAAGCGCGTCGGCCAAAAGAGGCAGCCGGTGGTCCGTCTATGGGGCCCCTTCCTGCCGAACGAACTCCGCCGGCCGGACATGCCGGCTTTCCCGGCTGCCGTCCGCCTTGCAGATTTCGATCTCGAGCGGCGCGTGCTCCGCGAAATCGTCCGTGCCGTTGGTTCCTGATGACCGCGGGGAGGCCAGTAGGCCCATCGGCGGAGGACCTTCTCTCGGCGTTGCCGGAGGAGGTGACGCTGGCGCAGTTCGGCGAGCTGGTCGGCCTCAGCACCCGGAATGTTTCGGATCTTGCGGAACGCGGGATCGCTGTCCGTTCAGCGACGAAGGGACGAATTGCCCTCGTTCCGTCGCTGAGAAACTACATCGCTAACCTTCGCGAGAAGGCAGCGGGTCGCGCCGGCGGCGACGGCGGCAAGAACCTGGCGCAGGAACGCGCCGAGCTGACCTCGGTCCAGCGTGAGCGCGAGCAGATCCTGCTCGACCAGGCGCGCGGCAAGCTCATCTCCCGGGATGAGGCTGTCAGCGGCTGGACCCGGATCGCCATGAAGACGAAGAGCACGCTGCTCGGCCTCACCTCGAGGATTGGCTTCGCGGTTCCGCACCTGACTGCCCACGATCGGGTCACGATCGGCGGGATCTGCCGCGAGGCGCTGTTCGAGATCGCCAGCGAGCTTGATGGCGACCCGGTCGCTGGATCTGAAGACGGAGCTGAACTCGTCGATGTCGGCTGAAGCCCTCTCGACGGCGCTTCAGGATGTCGCCAGGGCGTTCCGCCCGCCGCCGGTCATGCGCTATTCGGAGTGGGCGGAGCAGAATTTCCGCCTGCCGGCCGAGAGTTCGGCGGTATCCGGGCGATACAAGCCCTGGAAATACCAGCGCCGCATCCTTGACGCGATCGGCGATCCGACGATCGAGCGGGTGACGCTCGTCAAGCCGACGCGTATCGGCTTCACGAAGATGCTGGTTGCGGCGCTGGCTGCCGACGCCGCGAACGATCCGTGCCCGGTCATCTTGTTGGTTCCGACCGACGACGATGCGCGCGGCATGATGACGGACGAGGTTGATCCGGCGTTCCGCGACACGCCGGCGGTCCGCGGCCTCATGGGCGGCGGACGATCCGGCGCCCGCGAGCGGCTGACACAGAGATCCTTCCTTGGCGGCGGGTCACTCAAAGCGCTCGCCGCTCGAGCTCCTCGCAATCTTCGTCGACACACGGCGCGGAAGCTCTATTGCGACGAGGTCGACGGAATGGAGATCACCAAGGAAGGTGATCCCATGAAGCTCGCGACGAAGCGCACGGAGAGCTACGCGGACCGCAAGATCGTCTTCGGATCAACACCTGTCGACGAGGCGACGTCCGTCGTCTGGAATTCGTACCAGACGAGCGACATGCGCGTCTTCGAGGTTCCGTGCCCGCACTGCGGCCACCTCTTCGTGCTCGAGTGGGAGCACATCAAATGGGCTGACGGAAAGCCGGCGACGGCCCACGCTGTCTGCCCGGCATCCGGATGCGTGATCGAAGAACGCCACAAGCCGGCGATGGTCGAGGCTGGCGACTTCCGGATCACAGCGCCGGAGGTTGACGGTCATGCCGGCTTCCATGTCAGCGCGCTGGTATCGCTCCAGCCGCAGGCAGCATGGGGAAAGCTGGCGGCCGAATATGTCACCGCGCGCAAGGAGGGCGCGACGGCCATGCAGGTGTTCACGAACACCGTGCTGGCGCTGCCCTGGTCGACGACGATCGACAGCATCGACGAGACGAGCCTCATGGCTCGGCGCGAAGGCTTCGCCCTCCAATGGGATGAGGTTGAGCAGCGCTGGGACGAGCGCATCCCGCCCGAGGTGCTCTACATCACCGCCGGCATCGACGTTCAGGTCGACCGCATCGAGATCGGCCTCTGGGGTTGGTCGCGCGGCGAGCGCTGGGCCCTCGGTCACGAGGTGATCCGCGGGGCGACGAACCTGACGTCGACCTGGGATGAGGTCGACAACATCCTCATGACGACCTGGACCCACCCGCTGGGTGGCCGGATCGGGATCGAGGCGGCCGGCATCGACAGTGGTGACGGCAACCGGACGCAGTTCGTTTACGACTTCTGCGGCCCGCGCCGCGTTCGCCGCATCCTTCCGATCAAGGGTCGCGAAGGCGCGATCCCCGTCTTGAAGGCCACCACGTCGCGGCGCGCCCGGCGCGCAGGGGCCCAGCTTCACATCGTCGGCGTCGACCAGGTGAAGATGGACCTCATCTCCTCGACGCAGGTCGAGCCGGGCAATCCGGGGTCGCTGCGCTTCTCGGAGTGCCTGACGGAGGAATGGTTCATCCAGTTCACCTCCGAGCGGCGAAAGGTCGACCTGAAGAACGGTCGTCTCGTCACGAAGTTCGTCCGGATCGGCATGCGCCAGGGCGAGGCGCTGGACTGCGCCGTCTATGGCATCGCGATCCGGCAGATCTGTCGCTTCGAGTTCGACCGACGCGAGGAGGAGCTGACGCTCGTCGCGCCGACGAAGATCGATCCAAACGAAGCGCTGAAAGCGGCATTGAAACGGAAGCGGTGGTGATGGCGAAGCGATCCGGCAAGAAGAAGGTCGAGTTGCCGGTCAAGGCGTCGAAGGCGACCAAGCGGGCGGAGGCTTCGTATTTCCGCGGGAACCAGTCGGCATTCCTGAAGACCTGGAAGCCGAACCTGCGCGAAACCTCCGAAGATGTTCGGGCGTCGTGGCAGGACGCTGCTTCCCGCGCGATCGACGCGTTTCAGAACTCCGGCTTCATCGCCGGCATCGTTGAAGCCGCCGCCTCGGCGACTGTAGGGTCGGGCCTGACCCTCTCCAGCCAGCCGGACGCCGCGGCGCTCGGATGGACCGAGGAGGAAGCCGCTGAGTGGGCGGACGAAGTCGAGCGGGGCTACCTTGCGTGGTCGACCGATCCGATCGAGTGCGACGCCGCCGGGCGGATGACGTTCGGTCAGATGCAGGACGCCGCGTTCAAGGGTTGGTTCTTCTATGGCGAGATCCTCTCGCTGTTGCCGATCTTCCAGCGGGCGAAGGGGGGGTCTTTTACGAAGGTCTCGCTGCTGCCGCCTAGCCGGCTGGTGCGAAAGAGTGACGGCCTCCGGAAGATCGACGGCATCACGGTCGATGCCTGGGGCATGGCGCAGTCCTATTCGATCACGATGCGCGACGCGACCGGCATGCGTGTCGAGCGCGAGCACAATGCTTTCGATCGAGACGGGCGCCGCAAGGTTGCCCACGTCTTTGAGCCGTCGATCCAGGGCTATCGAGGCATCTCGCCCCTGGCTCCGGTGCTGAAGGTCGTCAATCAGTTCGATCAGTTTCAGGATGCGACGCTGACGACGGCGCTCCTTCAGACCATCTTCGCCGCGACGGTCAAGTCGAACCTGAGTGGCATCCGGGCCTTCGACGGCCTGATGACAGAGAACGAGAACGGCCAGTCCTCGCTCAACCTGGCCGGATACACCGAGGCGCGCAGCGCTTGGTATGATGACGCGCGGATTGACCTGACCCAGCACGGTCGGATCGCCCATCTCTTCCCGAACGAGGAGCTGGACTTCAAGGAAGCGAAGCACCCGAGCGCCACATACGATCTCTTCGTCCAGTGGCTGCTTCGTGAGATCTGCATCTGCGCCGGCGTGACATACACCGCCGGCACGAACGACAGCAGGAATGCGACCTATTCGTCGGTCCGCATGGACACGGCCGTGAATTGGGGTGTCGTGCTCCGCCGCCGCAGCTTCATCGTGAGCCCGTTCTGCCAGGCCGTCTTCAGCACTTGGCTCGAGGACAGCATCGGGATGGGGAAGATATCCTTCCCCGGCGGGCTCGACGCGTTTCTGGCGAATAGGTCGGCCGCGACCAAGTCGTCGTGGAACGGCCCGGCCCAGCCGCAGGCTGACGACCTGAAGACCGCCCGCGCGTTCCAGGCGCTCAAGGATATGGGCGTCTTCTCGATCTCCCGGATTTCCGAGGCCTACGGCATCGATCCGGAGAACGAGCAGCGGCAGCGGGCGCGCGAGCGGAAGACGGCCGAGAAGCTCGGCCTTCCAGATCCGCATGCGGACCCGAATGTCGATCCGGCATTCAATCGCGACGAGCAGGGCGACAACGAGGACAAGACGGACGATCCGTCTTTCGTCCCTGATCCAGGGGCGTAGGCCATGGCGATCAACTACGAGGCCATTTTCGGGGTCGACGAGTACGACCCCTGCGCCGCGCTCCGAGCCCTTCGCCCCGCCTACATGCGGATGGTGGCAGGCGGCGGCGTCGAGAAGATCAACTTCCGAGACCGCGAGACCTGGTTCCAGCGGTCGGATCTGGAGGCCTTCGGCGCGCTGATCACCCAGCTCGAGGGTGACTGCGCGGAGAAGAGCGGCCGAGGCCCGCGCCGGTTCGCAATCCGCGCTGGATCGCGTGCCCGCCCGCTCAGCACAGACCCGTTCGAGGCCTGAAAGGCACAGACATGGACATTCTGGTTGATGGCGAACTCGTGCTCTACGGGTTCGTCGGCGATAGCTATTGGGACGAGGGCTTCACCGCGAAAGAGGTGCTCGACGCCCTCGCCGAGGTCGGCCGCGACAGCGACATCACCGTCCGCCTGAACTCTGGGGGCGGCTACGTCGATGACGGCAAGGCAATCTTCAATGCACTGAAGGCCCACAAGGGCAAGGTTTCAGTGGTGGTCGACGGCGTTGCTGCGTCCTCGGCCTCGATCATCGCGATGGCCGGCGCTGAGATCATCATGCGCACTGGCGCGCTGATGATGATCCATGACCCCGCGACCTGGTCGATTGGGACGATCGAGGATCATCAGAAGATCATTGCCTACCTCGAGAAGGAGGTCTCGGCCTTCACCTCGATCTATGCCGAGCGTTCCGGCAAGACCGCCGACGAGTGCCGCGCCCTGATGAAGGACGAGACCTGGTTCTCCGCTGAAGAAGCGGTTGCGGCCGGTTTCGCCGACAAGGCCGACAGCGCCAAGAAGGCCAAGGCCGTCGCCTCGTTCGATTACTCGCTCTACCAGCACGCGCCCAAAACGGCGCTCGCGCTTGTGAAGAAGAACTCCTGGAATTTTCAGGAGGCCAGGGCGGCTGCGTCCGCCGGAAAGACCAGCCAACCCTCGAAGGAACCTGACATGACCGAGGCTGAGAAGAAGCAGATTGCCGACGAAGCCGCTGCCGCGGCGACTGCAAGCGCGACCGCACGTATTGGCGACATCATCAACGCGGAAGAGGCCAAGGGCCGCGAAGCCCTCGCGAGCCACTTCGCCTTCAAGACCACCATGTCGGCCGCCGACGCGAAGGCTGCGCTTGCAGCCGCGCCGGCGGCCGTCGCCGTTGTCGCGCCCGCCGCTCCCGAGAAGAAGGAGCGCCAGCAGGGCGAGACCGAGGCTGCCTACGCCGCACGGAAGAATGCGGCTGGCGGCGACACCGTCGCTGGGACTGAAGAGGCCAAGACCGCCAAGGCGGAGAAGGTCAAGGCCGGCTGGGCCACCGCCGTGAAGTCGGCGAACGGCTCGATGGGCGCCGCCTGAACGAAACCAAAGACGGAGAGATCCAATGACTGTGCTCACCGCGAACCGTCTTCCGGTCGCGTTCATTCTCAGCGAGGGCGAGCGCAATTACTCGCGCGACGCCATCACAATTGCGGCTTCGCAGGACATCGAGCCGGGCCAGCTTCTCGGCAAGAGGGTCGTCGTCGCGAATGCGACTTCGGTCCCCTCGGCCGCCGCCGGCAATACCGGCAACGCGACGATCGCGATGGGCGCGCCGGCACTGACCTCCAAGGCCAAGGATGGTCGGTACAAAGGCATCGCGATCACCGCTACCACCGTCCGCTGGGAAGATCCTGCGGGCGTGGAAATCGGTGTCTCGACGCACGGCGCATCGTTCGCCAAGGGCGGCATCAAGATCACCATCACGGCCGGCGGCAACGCCAACGTGGCGGGTGATGAGTTCTATGTCGACGTCGGCGTCGAGAGCCAGGGCGATTTCGAATACGTCGCCTGGGACCCTGACGCGACGGACGGCTCGGAGGTCGTCGCGGCGCTTCCTCTCTACGCCGTCAAGACCGGCGCTGGTGAAACCAAGCGTGTCACCGGGTTCGTTCGCCAAGGCGAGGTCAATGGGCACGAGATCGTGCTGCCGACCGGCGTCACCACTGCCGAAACCGCCAAGGCCTACTCGGACCTGGCGGACATCGGCATCATCGTTCGCAACTAAGGAGCGACCTGCATGTTCGACATTTTCAACCAGGACGCTTTCACGGTCGTGACGATGACCGATGCGCTCCAGGAGGTGAAGTACAAGCCGACCTTCATCTCGAAGCTCGGCATCTTCTCCTCGGAGAGCATCGACACCCTCGATATCGCGATCGAGAAGCAGGACGACGAGAGCCTCATCCTCGTCCCGTCCTCGCCCCGCGGCGGGCCCGGTTCGACCATGGGCAGCTCGCGTCCGAACCTCCGGAACCTGCGCGTTCCGCACTACCAGGTCGACGACGCGATCATGGCCGACCGCATCCAGTCGGCCCGTGCCTTCGGCGAAGAGCGCGCGGTGATGAACCTCCAGAACTTCATCGCCAAGCGGGCGCTGAAGGCGCGGCAGTCGTTCGAGCTGACGGCCGAATACCAGAAGCTGGCGCTGCTGACCCAGGGCAAGCTTCTCGATGCAGATGGCTCCACGCTCTACAATTATTACACGGAGATGGGCGAGAGCCAGGTCGCTGAAATCGACTTCGACCTGGACAATGCCAGTCCGGCCAAGGGAGCGCTCCGCAAGGTTTGCGAGGGTGTCATCGAGACGATCGCCGAGAGCTTGGACGGCATTCCCTATGACGGCATCCTCGTCATCTGCGGCAAGGCCTTCTGGGAAGACCTGATGGTCCATAAGGAGGTCTATGACCTCTATCTCAACTGGTCCGGCGCAACCACGCTTCAGAAGGCGACCATCGGCCACGGCGCCTCCGGCATCTGGGGCGAATTCGAGTTCGCCGGCATCCGGTTCGTTCGCTATCGCGGCGGCCAGAACGTCAGCGTTCCGACCGACAAGGGCTTCATCGTGCCCTTCGGTGTGCCGGAGCTGTTCAAGACCGTCTACGCGCCGGCCGACTACATCGAGACGGTCAATACGAACGGCCAGGAGCTCTACGCGAAGCAGTGGGAGATGCCGAACGGCAAGGGTGTCAATCTGGAATTCCAGACCAACGCCCTGCATTACTGCACCCGCCCGCGCGTCCTGCTCCGCGCCAAGCGCACCTAGCAGGCCGGCGTGGCCCAGCAGTTCGCCGCGTACGAGGAGATCGTCAGCGAATACGTTGACGATCTCTACGGCGAGAACATTCGGGTCGAGCCCCGCGCTGACGGCGACCTTCTGAAGGGCGTTGCGGACCCGGCTCGACCCATGAAGACGATCGTGGCGGTTGTCGATTACAACCCAATCGTCGTGCGCTCCAGAGATCCTGGCCGGTATGGCGCAGACACGCCGG